CTACGGCCCGGTCTGGCGACCTTGTGAGGCCTTTGGACTCTTGCGTCGCGACGTGTAGCGGTGACTGTCAGCAACTACCTCACTGGCCGTTGGCGCGTGGGTCTCCAGCAGTCGCCGCCGTACCTCGTTTGCGAGTTCCTCTGCGCTGAGTGACGCTGCGTCCAGGATGGGTTCGGCCGGCTGGCCCGCCTCGGCTGGCGTGAGGATGCCGGCGGCGACGAGGACCGAGAGGATTGGGTCGCTGAAAGCTGCTGCGACGGCTCGCGCGTTTTCGACGCTGACGGCGGCGCCGTTGCGCCAGGCGACCAGGCGGCTGCGGTTGATGCCTGATGCTCGTTCGAAGGCAGTCGTGTTCCAGTCCAGCTGATCTAGTCGGCGCTGGACGTAGTTCCACCATTGCGTGGAGTCACCCATAGACGTCGATGCTACGTGCTCGCACGCAACGTTTGCTAGGCGCACGGCACTGAATGCCGCTGGTGGGCGACGAACACCTGTGCACCTGTAGGCCGTTCGGCGTAATCACAAGTACCGACGCTAACGCGGCTCGTCTGTTGCGTCCGCGAACCGAGTGTTGCGCCCGCGCACGGCACCACGTAGTGTTTCGTTCGAGCACGAAACCGTTGCTCCCCGCACGAAACGCGAGGTGGAGATGCCGCAAGAGATCAAGGTCCGCAAAACCGGGTTCGCCGTCGCGCGCACCGAAGCGGGCTACAGCTCCGACTACGCGCTCGCCAAGGCAATGGGAGTGGCCCGGTCCACCGTCGTCCGCGTACTCGCCGACGAGATCCGGCCCGGCGGCGCGTTCATCGCCGGAGCACTCGCCGCCCTGCCGCGGCAGAAGTTCGAGGACCTGTTCGAGGTGCTCGGCGAGGCCGAGCAGTGACCACGACAAGCGAAAGCCCCGCGCAGCTGGCCGGCCGACGGGGCTTTCAGGGAGACGATCAGATCGGAATCCGATCGATGACGACAGCCTACGCCACGTCTGTATGGACGTTGGAAACCCTGCTCGCTCAGCCGTTCCGGGGTGTCGAGATCGTGCCGGACCACGACTACGGCGAACCGCAGCAGTGCGAGTGGTGCGGCGAGGCCGGAGCCCTCGCCACCGTGCGGGTCTACGGCGAACCGACCGAGGACATCGACGACATCGAGCCGATCCGGCTCAAGGAGATCTGCCCCGAGAACTGCGCTGCGGACGTGATCTTGCGCGCGGTCGCCGAGCAGGACCCGCGCTCGCGCAAGCCGATCCGGGTCGAGGTGGCCGCCTGATGGGACTCGGGAAATGGCTCACCGAAAAGGCCACCGATCTGGTCGTCGGCAAGCAGGAGAGCGAACGGGCGAAGACCGAGCAGGAACTCGACCAGCTGCTCAAAGACAACGCACCCAAGCCGAAGGACGGAAAGAAGAAATGAGCACGACCAACACCGAGGTTGCGACGACCGAGCAGCAGCCGCGCCGCGCTCCGATTGCGCTCGGCGGCCGACAGTCCGACTTTGACACCGCGTTCCGGCTGGCGAAGAACCTAGCCGTTTCCAGCCTTATCCCGAAGGACTTGCGCGGCAAGCCGTCCGACGTGCTCGTGATCCTGATGTACGGGCAGGAACTCGGACTCGCCCCGATGCAGGCCATGCAGGGCGTCTACGTCGTCAACGGCCGACCCTCCCTCGCAGGGCAAACGTGGCTTGCGCTCGCCCGCAAGGCCGGGCACCGGATCACCGTCCTGGAGAACGACGCCCAGCACGCCACCGTCAAGGTCACCCGCGGCGACACAGGAGAGTCGCACACCGAGACCTACACCATCGAGCAGGCCAAGCGCGCAGGTCTGACCAAAAAGGACATCTGGCAGAACCACCCGGAGCGCATGCTGATGTGGCGCGCGACCGGCCGCGCGTGCACCTTCCTGTGCCCGGAAATCGCGCTCGGCTTCACCGACGCCGAGCCGGGCGAGCTCGAACCGGAGCGGCCAACGCTCGCGACCGTGGTCGCCGAGCGGACCGACCAGCAGCGCGCCGATCGGGACGAGGTGCTCGCCGAGCAGGTGCGCGAGGACAACATTGCGCTGGCGCAGGACGAGGCCGCGATGCTCGCCGAGCTCGACCAGTTGAACCGGCACGGGGCCGCGCCAGACCTGGGGGAGCCGGTCGACGCGGACCTCGTCGACGAGCAGGACGGCGCGCTGTTCGAGCAGCCTGCCGCGTCCGAGTCTCAGCGGGACCGACTGTGAGCGCGCCCGAGTGGACGTTCGAGTCCACGATCACGACACCCGACGGTCTGCGCGCCGACGTGACGGTGACCGTCCCGCAGTCTCAGGCATGGCCAGACGTCGCTGAGGTCGCCGAGATTGCGCAGATCTGCGCGAGCCGGGCGGCGCAGCAGGCCACGAAGATGGTTCGCGAAAGCCGGGAACGGTGCCCGTTCTGATGACCACCACGGAGGCAGAGCGCACCACTGCGGACCTGTTGCTGGAGTGGGACCGTTCGCGGCCCCGCTCCCGGCAACGGGAACTCGGCTGGTCCGAAGTGGGCGGCTGCAAACGCCGCGCCGGATACCGGCTCGCCGGTACCGAGCCGTCCAATCCCGGCGGGAGCCTGCAGGCCGTCATGGGGACCGCGATTCACGACGCGGTACAACAGCGGCTCGCCGAGACCGCCGGGCCGGACGACCTGGTCGAGTACCCCGTCGTGTTCGCGGGCATCCCCGGGCACCTCGACCGGTACGAGGCAGACACCGGCGACTTGATCGACGTCAAAACGACCACGTCCCGGTGGCTTGAGCACATCAAGTTGCACGGGCCGGATAGGTCTCATCTGTGGCAGACGTGCGGGTACTGCGCGGCATTGCTGCAGAAGGGGATCAAGGTCAAGCGGATCGTGATCGACTACATCGCGCGCGACACCGGTGAGTTGTACCGGTGGACCGGGACATTCAAGATGCAGCACGTCCGGGACGCTTTGGCGTGGCTCGAATCCGTGCGCGGCGTCGAGCCGGAGATGCTGAACCGCGACTACGCCCCGGACTCCGCGTTCTGCGGCCACTGCCCGTTCCAGCGGATCTGTTGGGAGGGCGCCACTCCCGGCCGGGACCCGCGATCGGTGCTGTACCTGGAAGACCCCAACGGCCGCGAATGGGCCGAAAAACTGTGGCAAGCCAGGGAAGACAAACGCGCCGCCGAAAAGCGGGAGAAAGAAGCCAAGGGCGCGCTCGACGCCATCCGCCCGGCTGATCAGGACGAGGTTGTCGACGTCGGTTTCGAGCACGGCGGCCTGTTGTGGCTGGAGTCGACGTCTTGGCTGATCGATGGCGACACGGTCCGGCAGGACTACATCAAGGCCGGTTCGAAGGCGCCGACGAAGCCGAGCACGAAGACCACGCTGAAGTTCGTGCCGCGCCCGGACATCGAGGCGCCATGAGCGGCGGGTGCCCGTCGGGTAAGCGCGTGTTCCGGACCGAGGCCGCCGCCGACGCGGCGCTCTCGGCTATCTGGTCCACGCCCCGGCCCGGCGGGCGCCGCCTTGAGTGCCGCTACTACCAGTGCCACCTCTGCGAGCGCTGGCACCTCACGTCAAAACCCTTACGTCCACAAAGGATCGCATCATGACAGGACCCGAGCACTACCAGCGCGCCGAGTATTGGGCCGACACCGCCGAGCAGGCAAAGAAGAACAACTCGTCTGACGTCGCCGAGTTGGTCGGATTGGCACAGGTGCACGCGACGCTGGCGTTGGCCGCCGCGACCGCTTCCCCGCTCGTCCACAAAATGTGCGGCGACAGCAGCCGGACCACCGACTGGGGATACGCGATCGGCTGGGACACCGCGCCGGAAGCGAGGGCGACCAACTGATGAGCACCAAGCCGAAGCAGTACGACGGCCGGACGTGGAAGAACACCGACGGGGACAACAGCTTCGTCATGGAACCCACCCGAGCCAACGACAAGGGCATAGTCGTCTGGATCGCGGCGCCGAGCGACGGCCCCGGAACCCTGCTCGACCCGCAGCAAATGCGAGAGGCCGCGGCCGAGTTGGCGCACCGGGCCGACCTGCTCGACCCGCCACAGCGCGAACCGATCGGCGACGTCCCGGCCACGCCCGGCGCGATCATCCGGGACTTCTTGGCGTTCAGCAAGAAGCACTGCGACCGAGTGTTCGACGCCAAGGACGAGGAATTCCGGCACCGCACCAACCACATCATCAACGGGTTCACGATCGTGGCGCTCATGGCCGAACTGGAACGGCTCGCACCCACGCACGCCGCCCAGGTCGCCGAGTACCTCGCCGAAGCCTGGGACGACGGCGGCAGCGTCCACGAATGGCTGTGGGAGTGGAACGAGAACCACAAGGCAGGTAAGCCCGTGGGGTTCGACCCACCGGCCAGTTTGGACCTGGAGGTCAGCCGTGATTGAGATCCCGGGATTCACCGTGACCGAGGCCGACCCGGCGACCGCCGCCGTGTCGCTGCTCGTGATCGCCGAGGAGCTCGGCTACGTGCGCCCGTCGGACGAATGGGTCGACGGCACGGGCGAACCACTGCCAGACGACATGCAGGACGCCGCACACCGACTCGTCGAGGCCGGTCTGCTGCCCGAGTTCGAGGAGGCCATCCGTGGCTGATCAGCTCACCCTGGCGCTCGCCGACCGGCACGCCGGCCAGGCCGTCAACCTCGCCGCCGGAACCACCGGCCACCGGCAACACCGCGACATCGTCGAGCTCGCCGTCGCCATCTGCGCCAAGAACGGGCGCCCGTTCACCGCCGACGACGTCCACAAGCTCATCGAGCACGAACTCGAAGGCGCGCTGTACGACCGCAACCTCGTCTCGTCCGTGATGGGCGTGTGGGCACAACAGCACAAACTCGTCGAGGAACCGTTGCCCGGCATCGCATCCCGACAACGCACCAGGCGCGCGTCCCGCAACCGATGGTGGCGCGGCCGACGCGACGACACCGCGACCGTCCCGGAGGCCCGCCATGGCTGACCTAACCCCCATCTGGCAAGAAGACTGGCACGCGCGATGGATGTTCACCGTCGCCAGCGAACGCCAAGACGACGACCCATATTCCGGCTGGGTCGACATCGACGCAGACGCCCGCCGCGGCGTAGTCGAAATCAACGGCGTCGACTACACCCCCACTGAAGCCCGCAACTACGCCGAAGCGCTCCGACAGGCAGCCGACCACGCCGAACGGTTCGGACACCGCACAGCGGCCATGCTGTTCGACCTCACCTGCGCCGGCCGACTCCCGGAAATCGCACACCTGCCCTCCGAGCAACAGTTCGCGATCCGCGAGGCACTGCGCGCAGCGGGCGACCGCTACCGCAAAGGACAAGCCAAACCCGAGGAGACCCGCCGTGGCTGAGACCGCGCACACCGCTACGGCACGGAAAGCGTTCACCTGCCAGGGATACCGCTGTCGCCTCACAGTCGCGGTCGGCGAGGCGTACGCCCGACACGTCGCGTTCCCCGGCAGCGAAGTCAACGACGGACCGGCGCCCCTCGTGCTGAAGATCTGCGAACGCTGCCACACCGAGTACGGCAAACCGATGCCGACCCGCCGACTCAAGCGCCGAAGTGGCACCGCGGACCCACCATCACCACGTGCCCCACACCCCTGAACCACCGGGCCGCGCCCAACCACCAACGGGCGCGGCCCAAACACTCCCGGAGCACACCCATGCGAACCCCCACACCCGAGCAGTACGCCGACGACCTAAGCCACCTCGCCATGCGCCTCGTCGCCGCCGTCCACGACGAAGGCCCCGACGACATCCGCAGCGCCATCGCGTCTTTCTTCACCATCCCAACACCAGACGGCATCAGCCCAATCGTCGCGGCCATGACCACCCTCGCCGCAATGGTCCCGCCCAAAACCAGCCGCACCGACCTACTCGGCTGGGCGGAGAGGCTCATCCCCACCGACAGCCCGCCCATGCCAATCGAGGACATCAACGCCCTCGCTGTCGAAATGGGACTCTCCGGCCGGCTACCCGCTCACGCCCTCGCCGACGACGAAGTCCGCCAAGTTGTCCGGGAACTCATCACCCGCGGATGGTCCGAACCCGACATCGCCGAACACCTCGAAGCCGAACGCCACGACGTCCGCCGCTGGGCCAGCACCGAACGCGCCCGCATGCGCAGAGAAGCAGGTGCCGCATGACCACCACCGAACGTCCACACGGCCGACAGCGGTACAGCCTCGACGGCTGCCGCTGCACCACCTGCCGCACCGCAGCCACCACCTACAACAACTGGCTCCGCCGCCAACACGCCTACGGCCGCCCCCGCACCGTCGACGCCCAACCAGCCCGCGACCACGTCAACAAACTCCGCGCCGCCGGCATGGGCCTCCGCACCATCGCAGAAGCCGCCGGCACCGGCGACGGCCCCCTCTCCAAACTCCTCTACGGCATCCCATCCCAAGGCCGCGGCCCCAGCGAACGCCTATACATCACCACCGCCGAAAAAATCCTCGCCGTCAAACTCGAACTCGCCGACGGCGCCCGCATCCCCAGCCGCCCCGCCCGCCGACGAATCCAAGCCCTCGTCGCAATCGGCTGGTCCATCACCAAACTCGCCGCACACCTCGACATGCTCCCAACCAACCTCGCCCGAATCGTCGCCGACGACAACGACATCCTCGTCACCACCGACCGAGCCTGCAGAGCCCTGTACGAACGACTGTGGGACATGCCACCCGACGAAACCGACCTATATGACCGGATCGCGGCCACCAAATCCCGCAACCTCGCACAGCGCAAAAACTGGCCTGTCCCCATGTGGTGGGAAGCAGAACCCGAAGGCCGCATCGACGACCCCACCCCAACCCTCGACGAACGCCCCGCAATCGCCCGCCGCATGGCCAAACAAGGCGCCGGCGTCATGGCCATCGCCCGCGCACTCCGGGCCGACCGGCAAACCGTCCACAAACTCCTCCTGGAGGCCGCGTGATCATCGGCGGATTCGCTGGCCCTGGAGGGTGGTGCGAGGGTGCCAGAATCGCCGGCTACCAAGGCAAAATGCTTGGCGTCGACATCAGCCTCGACGCCTGCCGCACCGCGATGGCAGCCGGGCACGCGCGGGTGGTTGCCGACGTCGCCACGTTCCCGCTCGAACCGCTCGTCGGCCGGGTCGAGGGCGCAATCCTCTCGCCGCCCTGCAAAGACTGGTCGTCAACCGGCACGCTCGCCGGGTATGCCGGTGAAACCGGTCACCTCCTCCGTGAGCCACTCCGCTGGTGCCTCATGCTCCGCCCACTGTGGACCGCATGGGAATGCACCCCAAACAAGCCCGTCCGGGCACGTTTCGCGGCAGATGCCGAAGTGCTCCAACGCGCCGGCTACGACGTGTGGACCGGCGTACTGAACGCCGAAGACTACGGCGTCCCCTCGACCCGCAAACGAGCAATCCTCGTCGCCCACCGGGGCCGCACAGTCGGCCCACCAACCCCGACCCTGGGCGGCCCCGCCAGCATGGCCCACGCACTCGGCTGGGACGGCGCCGAACTCGTCTCCAACTACGGAACCGGCGGCGACGCCCAACGCCGCGGCCGACGACCCATGCACATGCCCGCGTTCACCATGACCGGCAAATGCGGCCGCAACAAATGGGCATGGCCCGACGGCACCACACGTCCCCTCAGCATCGACGAAGCCGCCCAACTCCAAAGCTTCCGCCCCAACTACCCGTGGCACGGCGGCAGCACCAGCCAACAGCAACAAGTCGGCGACGCAGTCCCCCCGCTCCTCGCCGCGGCCATCCTCCGGCCACTGATCAACAACGAAAGCAGCGCAGCAGCATGACGTGGTTCAAGGTCGACGACCGCTTCTACGACCACCCCAAGGTGCGTCGACTCGGCAAAGACCGCGCCGCCGCCATCGGCGTGTGGACACTCTGCGGATCATGGGCCGCCGACAAAGAAACCGACGGCTTCGTGCCGGCAGAAGTCGCGCAACGGTACGACCCTCGCGAGCGCATGGCCGCCCGTCTCGTCGCCGTTGGACTGTGGCACCAAGACACCGTCGAAGGCGAGACCGGCTACCGCTTCCACGACTGGCACATCTACCAGCCATCCGCCGAGAAAGCCCAGGCTAAACGCAAGGTACGGCAAGAGGCCGGACGCCGGGGAGGCATCAAGTCAGGCCAAACCAGGCGAAGCAAAACCGAAGCAAATGCTTCAGCAAAACCGGAAGCAAACCACGAAGCAAAAACGAACCCCGAACCCGAACCTATAGAAGCTCACCTACCAGCCCAAGGCACAACTACCGCTACGCACGCGCACGAACGCGAGCATGGCGAAACACCCACCGGCCCCGGCATCACCGGCCCCCGCTCCGCAGACGCCCTCCGACTCGTCGACCGAACCATCGGCCCAAACTTCCCAGCCGAAACCCGAACCGCCCTCGCCCGCGAGACCTCGACCCTCCTTGGCCAGTACGAGCCCGAACTCGTCGCCCAGGCCCTCGAAGCCTGGAAGACCCGAACCGGCATCGGCCCCCGCATCCTCCCCAGCCTCGTCGCCGACCTCGTGAAGACCGCGAACGGCGTACCCGAGCGTTCGGAACGCGTACGTTCCTCGCCGTCGCGCGCGCCTCACGGGGCCTCGACCGGGTCGAAGCGGGTCGACAAGGCGCTCGGGTTCCTGGACCAGGTCGAGATGGTCAAGGCCGAGCTTGCGGCCGAGCAGTCCCGGAAGTTGCTGGAAGGCGGTGTGTCGGCGTGACGATCGAGGAAGCGGCTCAGCTGCTGGTCATGGCAAAGGTGCTGGACTCGCGGTTTGTCGAGCCGGACGACGGCGGGTTCGTGCTCCGGTTGTGGTCGAGGTCGCTGGAGGACGTGCCGATGGCCGCGGCTGAGGAAGCGCTGGGGGAGTACTACCGGTCCGCTCGGTACCGGGAAACGCGGGATTCGATCATGCCTGCGGACATCGTGCAGTGGTACCGCGATCGGAAGCGGTATCCGCCGGCCAAGCGCGGGAAGCCGGTTGCGTTGCCGGACGAGATTCACGCGGGTGTGGACCGGGTGCTCGCTGCCTTGGCTGAACGGAAAGCGATCACGGCAGGGGAGGACCCGGCGACCGCGGCTGACATCGCCGAGGGTGAGACGGCTCGTCGTCGTTTGGTGCAGTCGGTGGCGTGCACGTGGCCGCCGTGCAAGGCGAGCGTCGGGAGCCCGTGCGTGGGGCCGCGGGGTGTGCCGTTGTCACGTGGTCGGGCGCACGAGGCCCGGGAGGCGGCCGCGGCGAAGCCGAGTGTTTCTCTCGCGAACTAGTTGTTGCGTGCGCGAACGCAACATGTGTATCGTGGACGGCACGTCACCGATTCTCGGTGACACCAAGGGAGACGATCATGCAGACCACCAACAGCCGCCCGGCCAGCGGCAACAACACCGAGCCGATGTTCGGCATGGGACTCACCGACCAGCCCGACCCGCAGCACGGCGCCCTGTTCGGCACCACGCTCACCGTCCCCGCCGACGAGGCCGCGCCCGCCGTGGCCGAACCGGTCCAGCCCACGTCGACCGAAACCGGAACCCACATCCTGGCCACCGCGAGCGTCGAGCGGCTGCAGAGCATGCTCGACAGCGCCGTGTCCCTGGTCAACCTGGCCCGCCCGGACCTGGGCATCACCCAGCAGCACATCCGCGCCGAACTGGCCCGCCGGGCCGACGAGCAGCCGGTCGAGGTCGAGCCGACCATCGCCGCGGGAACCACCGTCCGCATCGACGCTGGCCACCTGATCGACCCGACCGACAACATCGCGACCGTGGTCACCGACCACCTCGTGAACCCGGACGGCTCAAAGAACCACGACTACGTCTGGCTTCGGTTCGCCAACGGCACCGAAAACGGCTTCCCCGTCAACGCCTTGACGCCCGTCGAGCAGCCGAAGCCGCGCCGCAACACCACCATCACCGACCAGGCCCGCGCCATCGCCGACTTCATCGACGCCCACCCCGAGCTCGGCGAGCTCTTCACCCTCGACAGCAGGACGAACGAGGTCAGGGCACAGGTGACCGGCAACCGCCGCGCCGACGCCCTGCTCGCATGGTTCTACCGGCTCGACAACGCCGCGCTCTCCCGCACCGTTCACGAGTCCGCCACCCACATCCAGGTGACCGGCAAGTTCGCGGGCATCAACCTGTACGTCTACACCGGATTCTTCACCGAGCAGGCGGTCGCCGCGCTCGTTGACGAGCCGACCGTCCACACGCTCCGCCAGCTCCAGATCGCGAACGCCCGATGACCGCCACCATTGCGGGCCCGGCCTGCCGCCTCCCCATCGGAGGCGGCCAGTGCCGCTACCCCGCCGGCCACAACGGCGAATGCGACCCCAACCCCGTCACCGGCGCCGTCACCGACGACCCCGTCCTCAACGCGATCGACCTGCTCGCGTCCAAGGGCATCGACACCGCCGCCAAGTTCGACGCGCTCAAGGCCGCAGTCGAGGACACCCGGCCGATCGTGTGGTGCGACTGGACCATGGTCCCGGCCCGCACCGACGAGCACGCGGACGCGCACTACTGCGAACACTGCGGCGCCACCGACCACGAGACCTACGTGGACGGTTCCCGATGAGCGCCATCGCCACCACAACGCGCCTGAGCTGCGATCGCGTCGCAGCGAGCGGCGTGCGTTGCCACGTCTCGTACGAGCACCCCGGCGACGAGTACGTCACCCGCGACGCCGCATCAGCCCAAGGTTGGTCCCGGCCGCTAGGCCGTCTCGGCGAGTTCCGCGACATCTGCCCCACTTGCACTGCGGAGGGACACCGATGAGCGCGCAGCACACCCGCCACGACCGGCACCTCATGTGGACTCAACTCGGCGACCTCTGGGAGCAGGTACAGGGCTACCTCGCCATGCTCGCCGTCACCATCGTGACCGGCGGCGGCGCTGTCCTGTTCGGACTCGCCGTCGCCCGTACGGCAGGGAAAGCACCCGCCCTCACGTTCACGACGCTGCTCGGGCTCGGCCTGGTCGCGTTCGTCGCCTGGCGCTGGCGAGTGGCCGGCCGCCGCAACGCCACGCTCACCGACGAGCAGGTTGCCGAGCATGCACGGGCCGTCGTAGCACGGTCCCTCGCCCTGATCGACGCACCACCCGGATACGCCGAAGTCTGGGACCGGCACGCGGGATGCAAGGTCTGCTCGCAGTGCGGCGCACCGGTCGCCGCAGAGCCCTGCCCGACACACGGGCCAGCCGCAACCGACGCCGCAGCACAGGAGACCCAAGCATGACCGCGCGCAAGCCGAAGTGGTTCGGCGGCAAGGGAACCAGGCAGCCGATCGGCGACGCCTCGAACGACCCGATCGGCACCGTACGTCGCTCCCCGGACGGCCGCTGGATCGCGATCATGTGGCCGTCGCGCCCGCACCCGTCCACGTGGGCAATCACCGACTACGCCGGGGCAGCCGGATACGAGAAGCCCGAACGCATCGCGCACTGGCCGATCGTCGGCTCCGTGCCGTGCTCCCCGGCGGCCGGCATGCCGCTCAACCGCCACAAGGAAGACAGCCCCGACGAGCAGCTCGACCGCGTAATCGGCGTGGTCGCATCCGAGATCAGCGCGCAGGACTGCTACGACGCCGCCAAGAAAGGCGGGTTCGACGTCGCGACCCTCGTCGGCAAGGCGGCCGAGATCGCGGTCGAAACCCTGCGCGCCAAACAGAAAACCCACTGACGCAACCCCATCAGGGTGGTCCCGCCGAGCTTCCCCCGGCGGGACCACCAACCCACAGGGAGACCCGAGTGACCGACACGATCACCGTCTATGCCTCGATCGGCAACAGCGACAACAAACTCACACAGCAAGAGTGGGCGAACTTCCTGAGTGAGTTCCACAGCGCGATGGCCAGGCACGCCACCGGCTTCTACGGCCAGTGGTACTCCTCGCCGACCTCGCCGTTCCAGAACGCCTGCATCGCCATCCAGCTTCCGGCCGACAGCGCCGGCCTGCTCCGCAGCCTGCTGACCGAAATACGCCAGCGCTACCGGCAGGACTTGGTTGCGTGGGCCGTGGTTCCGGAAACGGAGTTCATCTGATGAGCGACCAGACGCGCCCACGAATCGTGTGCCTGTCCGGCAGCATGCGATTCTTCGACCAGATCCTGATCGTCGCCGCCGAGAACACAGCCGCCGGCCGGATCGTGCTCGCCCCGTTCTCGATCGTCGCCGCTGAGGACCAGGGCAACGCGGTCAAGCGGATGCTCGACGAGCTGCACTTCCGGAAGATCGACCTCGCGGACGAGGTAATCGTGGTCACGGTCGACGGATACATCGGCGAGTCCACCCGCCGCGAGATCCGTTACGCCGAGCAGCACGGGAAACCGGTGTGGTACGAGGACTTCGGGCCAGGCCCGGGCGTCGCCAAGATCGAACTGCCGCAGCCGACCGGGTACCCGTGCGCGCTCGGCGTGTTCTGCGACGAGTGCGAGACCAGGATCGTGGCCGACATCCTCGTGTCCGACCTCGACGACCAGGCCACCCGGTTCGGGTACATCCGGGCGCACGCCATCAAACACGGCTGGTCCTGCGACAAACGCGGCGACTTCTGCCCGGACTGCAAGCCCGCAGAGGTGACCGTCAATGCCTGAGCGGACTGTGTTGCAGCGCGCCGCGAACGTCGCGCGCCTGCTCGGCGACACCAACCACGCCGAGGCGTTCGCGGACGCCGACCAGAACCACCAGGCAGGTGGAGTCTGTGCCGCTGGCCTGTCGGGCAGGACGTGTCCCGTCGAGCAGCTCGCCCATTCCTACCTCGACGAACACACCGACGGCGACAACATCGTGATGCACATCGGGCCCACCGACGAACAAGCACGCCGCCTCGACAAAGCCCGCAGCATCTTCGACAAGTTCCGCGACGACCTGCAGCTAGCCGCGATCGCGCAACTCACCGACCAAAACCGCATGCTGCGTAACGACCTCGACGGCCGCGTCCGCGCGCTCGCCGTCGCGCTCGGCACCAAGCCAGACAACACACCAACCGGCGGCCTCTACCGCATGTGTCAGGAAGTCGCCGACATGCGCAATGAGCGGGACCTGTTGCTGTGGCTCCACGCCGAAGCTGTCCACGAACGCGACGTGGCCAAAGTGGACGCCGCTATCGAGATATCGGCCGATGAATGGCGCGCCGCGCTCGACGCGTACCGCGACCTGCTCGGCTGCATCTGGCTGTACGTCAACTGGCGGTACGTCACCAAACAGCTTGAGACCGTACAGAAAGACCTCTGGGCTGACGCCGTCGACCAGTTCGGCGACCCCGACGAGCGTCGGCCCGGCAAGGCTGACCGCTGGTGGCGCGACGACTCGCCGGCTGAACCGCGCACGTGGCGCGACCGCGAAGGGTCAATCTGGCGGCCGAACCCGAACGGCACGTACACCGCATACGAGCCGTTCGACGGCCAACCCTGCGCGCCGGTAGGCGAGTACTGCCACTGGCACTTGGGACGCGTCGAGCGGGAACTCGGCCCACTCACGGCCGTCACCGAGGAGGCCGACCGTGGCTGACAGCATGCCGTTCCTCGGCGACCACCTCAACACCGTGCTGAACCCGCCGTACGACTGCCCCGGCTGCCAGCAACGCGAACCCATGCACGTCTTCCGACACGGCGTCCGCTGGGCATGCGGCCACACCGGAACCCTGCCGCCGCTCGTCATCGGCACCAACCGGAAGCAGGCCACCCGATGACCGACACCACCACGGCGCCGACCGTGTACGAGCTCGACATCCCGCTCTGTCGGAACAAACCACCCCTCACCGCCAACCAGCGCCTGCACTGGCGGGAGAAAGCCCGCCGCACCCGCATGGTCCGCGAGATCACCCGCATACGCGCGCGACAAGCCGGAATCCAGCCGTGCGCCCGGATCACCGTGCAGCTGCACTACCGGCCCGGCGACAACCGGCGCCGCGACGCGCCGAACCTGCACGCCACAGCCAAGCCCGCCGTAGACGGCCTGGTCGACGCCGGGCTCGTGCCGGACGACACCGGCGAGTACGTCACCGAGGTAATGCCCGTGATCCACCCCGGACCGGGCAACCGTCGGCTCTGGCTGACTGTCGAGGTGACCAGATGATCCGCACCTACTTCGGCAAGATCGCCGGGCGAGTCGCCCGGCGAATCCTGCTCGGCCGCCGCACCCGGCTGCTGCGCAACGCGTTCCGGCGGTGGTTCCGATGACAAGCCATTCGGCCGAAATGCTCCACGGCGACGCGCTCGCCGTGCTCAGCGAACTGCCGACAGCATCGGTCGACGCCCTGATCACAGACCCGCCCTACAGCTCGGGCGGATTCACCCGCGGCGACCGAACGGCGGATCCTCGCCAGAAGTACCTCCAGGACGACTACGCCAACTTCAACCAGCTCGCCACCTTCGCTGGCGACAACCGCGACCAACGCGGCTACCTCGCCTGGTGCGCCCTCTGGCTGGCCGAGTGTCTCCGCGTAGTCAAGCCTGGCGGCGCCGCCGTGGTGTTCACGGACTGGCGACAACTGCCCATCACCACCGACGCACTGCAGGCTGGCGGTTGGGTGTGGCGCGGCGTTGGTGCATGGTCCAAACCGGACGCGCGGCCACAGCCCGGCCGGTTCCGGCAAGCGTGCGAGTTCATCGTGTGGGGCTCAGCCGGTCCGATGCCCATCATTCCCGGTACACCACCGTTGCCCGGCTGGTGGTCGATGATCGCGCCGAGGGATCGCGTGCACATCACCCAGAAGCCGCTCGACGTCATGCGCGATCTCGTCAAGATCGCGCCGCCTGGCGGCGTGGTGCTCGACCCATTCGCCGGGGCCGGTACGACCGGGATCGCTGCGGTGCTGGAGGGGCGATCGTTCGTCGGCATCGAGAACACCGCGCACTACCACCGTGCCGCCGCCGAGCGCATCGCCGACACGCTGCGCGGATACCGCACGCCGGATGACCAGCTGACGCTCACCGACGTTTCGGAGGTGACGACTTGAGCGCGCTCGCCGAGCCGCCGCGTATCCCGCGCGAGATCCCCGACTGGCACGACCTCAGCCTCTGCCGCCTGTTCCCAGAGCTCGACTGGATCGACGCCAAGGGCGACACCGCGACCGCCTGCCGCGCCATCTGCGCCGTCTGCCCGGTCCGGTACGCCTGCGCCGTCGGGTCGCTCGAACGCGGCGAACCATGGGGAATCTGGGGCGGCCTCGACCGCGCCGACCGCAAGCTGATCGCCGTCGAGTACGGCTACCCCGTGCCCGCCATGCTGCCCGACCACGGCACCAACGCCAGGCGCGTCAAGCACGGCTGTACCTGCCCGGACTGCAAAGCGGCCCACGCCCTCTACGAAGCCGAACGCCGCGCCCGTGCTCGCGCGAAGGCGAAAGCCCGTGGGTTGGGGTGGCCGCCCGTGCACGTCCTCGCCGAGCCGATCCGAATCGGCCGGCACCGGCTGTCGGTTGGGCAGTACCTGCTGCCGTTGCCCGGCCTGCCCAACCACCGCCGCGCCGAACCAGCCGACCTACCCGCCGTGGCATGACGTTTGGGCATCTGACATGATCCTGGCCCCCATGTCGAAATTCCCGAATCGGGCCGGTACCGTTGTCACTTGGCAAGGACTGGCACAAACAGTCCTGACCAGGGAGAATAGAGTCCGGCGCCGAGCCCGCAAGCTCGACGCCGGGTTGAAGGGATAGGAACGCGTCTACTCGCTACTTGCCTCCAAGCATCCGAGCGAGTCGACGAAGGCCCTTCGCCAGGACCCAGGCCAGCCCACGGCTGGCCGGGTCCTGGACCGCCCACACCTCGGCGATCTCAGCCGCCATACGTGCGATCCACGCCAACCAGTTGTTGCTCAACGAACACCTCCTCTCACACCTATGCGTAAGCCCCGATTACGGGCGGTGACGAGAAACGGAGTCTCGCGACCGCTCGACCGGAGCGATAGGACGACAATACTCCACCCAAGCCGGTCGGTGCACACGCCTCCAAGCCCTCATCCAGATGGATGTAAACCGTTCGGACGACCAAGTCGAGATGTTGAGACAAACAGCCTTCTACCTGCCCATACGATGCACACGGTCAGGAACTTCAAGGCTTCCCGTACTTAGCGGTTAGATTCTCGATAGAGTCCACGTTCGTACACACTTCAGGCATACGAACAACGGGATGTAATAACCGGCATTGTTTCCGTGGAAAACACTTGTCGAAATTACTCCGGCAATAAATTCTCCACGGGAAGCGCAACAGATGCAGGAACAGCGCGCGACAGCAACTACAAGCGTACGGCCAATGACACCGTCAACACGCGGGATCTACAGGAACAGTAACCGTGTCGGTTCCTACGTGGCTTGCGACTTCGCGTGCGCCTGCCACTGCCGCATGAACTCCTCGTGCGACGGCGGCAGCAGATGCCACGTGTGGTCAGGTCGCCGGGCATCCCAGCAGCGGTTGCACGACACGTACCGGTGGGGCGGGTCCCAACCGATGACGGTCTTGCCGGGTTCCAGCCGGTGTAGCCCGGCCTTGCACATCTCTGGGTAGACCTCGGCGACGGCCGTGCCGGGCCCGTACCGGTAGGCCAGGGGCCCGTCCGTCTCGTCATTCGAACCCATGTTCGACACCATACGGGTGACAACCAGGCCTGACCATCACGCGCGTGGCCAGGCTGAGCGACGAACTCAAAGCCGCGATCGCCGAGGACATCCGCGCGACCGCCGGCACCCCCGAGGGCAGCTACCGCAAAATCGCCGGACGCCACGGCGTCGGCCTCGCCAGCGTGCAGAAAGTCGCCCAACAAAACGGCCTCGCCGACGCCTGGCAGAACGGCCAGCAACAGACCGCCGCGGCCACCTCCGTCAAGCAGACCAACGCAGCCGAACGCCGCGCACAGCTACAACTTGACCTGCTCGGCGACGCACAAGAGTTGCGCGGCCGGCTGTTCGGCTACGTCACGCACCTGCACGTCGTCAAGAACATGGGTGAGAACGCCGGCGAATCGGTCGAGCACACCGAGCTACCGTCCGGGCCGCGCGAGTGGCGCGACACCATGTCCGCGATCGGCATCGCCAGCAGCAAGAGCGTCGAGCTCGCCCGGCTCGAAGCCGAGCAGGCCGGCACCGGCCAGGCGTCTGGGTTGCTCGAACAGTTCTTCCAGTCGCTCGAACGGGACCGGGCCGAGCGGGACAAGCAGACACCCAGCGAGCAGGGGTGACCGCGCCCGCTCCACCCCGGCCAGCCGAAGAGGCCGCCCGGCTGTCACCGAAACAGAAAGACTCGATCCTCGACGCGACGTGCCGTATCTGCGTGTGGGAAGGATCGATCCGGTCCGGTAAGACGATCGCGTCCATCCTGAAGTGGCTGCGGTACGTCCAAACCGGACCCAAAGGTCCGCTCGCGATCATCGGGCGCACCCGCGACACCATCGCCCGCAACGTCCTCGACGTCATCGCCGACATCGCACCCGGTGCGATCAGCTTCAACCGCGGCGCACCAACCTGCCGGATACTCGGCAGGCTCGTCCACATCATCGGAGCATCGGACGCGAAGGCCGAGAAGGTGCTCCGCGGTCTCACGCTCGCGGGCGCCTACGTAGACGAAGCCACCACCATCCCGGAAGACTTCTTCGTCCAGCTGCTCGGCCGCCTGTCCGTGCCCGGCGCGCAACTGTTCTGCACGACCAACCCAGACAACCCCGAGCATTGGTTCCGCAAGAAGTACCTGAAGCGCGCCAACGAACTCGACCTCGCCACGTGGCACTTCGTGATGGACGACAACCCATCACTCACCGAGGAGTACAAAACCAAGACCCGGGCCGAGTTCACCGGGCTCTGGTTCAAGCGCTTCATCCTGGGACAGTGGGTCGCCGCTGAAGGCGCCATCTACGACCTGCTTGACGACACAATCCACTGCCGACCCGCGCCGGCCAAAGACCAGTGGCTCACGGCGTGGATCGCGCTCGACTACGGCACCAGCAACCCAACCCACGCCGGTCTGATCGTGCTCGCTGTCGACGCACTCGGCGTGCCCGGCCTGTACGTGGTGTCCGAATGGGAGCACGACGGCCGCGCCAAAGGGCAACTCACCGACGCCGCGATCAGCAAACGGCTCAGCGAATGGGCACAGGAGCAACTCGCCGACACCGGGCTCGATCCCGTAGTCGCGCTCGACCCGTCCGCCGCGTCGCTCCGCACCCAAATGCGCGCCGACGGATGGCCCGGCCTGCGCTCCGCGGACAACCGGGTCGACGTCGGAATCCGCAACACCGCATCACTGTTCGGCGGCGGTCGCCTGTTCGTCGACGCCGAACGCTGCCCGGTGCTGTGGGAACAACTCTGCGGCTACGTCTGGGACGACGAGGCGCTCACCAAGGGCGAGGAGAAACCCAAAAAGGTCGCAGACCACGGTTGCGACATGCTGCGGTACGGCGTGCAGTCAGCCCGCGGGGTGTGGCGGCAGTGGCTCCCCGACCTCGCCGCCGCCGACGGCGGACTCGCCGACGCCGCCTGACCTCTTCTTCCCTCGGACAACCGCGGCACCAATGGCCACAACCAAACCGACAGCAAGCAACGGCCAACCCACCCACCCGCGAGAGGTCAACGCGTCCGAGCAGTCCGTCCGGTAGATGGTGGCCTGCCCGTCACTGGCCGGGGTGAACACCGCGCCACAGTCCACAGCCACATCAGTCCCAGACAGTCGGCCGGTCGCGTCCGCCGTGACAGGCGTGGCGAGGAACAGCACGCCTGCGAGCGCGACCAGAACGCCCAGGAGCATGACGAACGCGCGGATAGACATGGATGGCCCCTTGTTTGATGGTCGGTGTCCAGCATCGGCATATCCGAGTGGATCTCTCACGCGTTACGGGCCCAGAGTGACACTCGCGCGCGAGCGTGCGCGATGTGCTGATCGAGCCGAACACTCAATGGCCGCCGCCAGGCCACGACCGCCTGCGGACCCACTGGGAGTCGTGGCGTGCGTGGTGGTCCGGCGACATTCGCGAGCTCAAGAAGTACACGCCCCAGACCGCACCCGGTGGCTACTGGGAACGGAAGAGGAACAAGCCGGGTGGGCGTGAGATCCATCTACCGCTGGCTTCTGACATCGCGCGCACATCTGGCGAGCTGGTCGCTGGCGACACGCCAGCCTTGGACTTCGGCGACACGAGTCTGACGGGCCAATGGGATGACCTGTCGCAGACGATCGGTTGGGCGAACCGGCTGATCGAAGCGGCCGAGGTCGCGTCACCGCTCGGCGGTTCGTTCCTGCGCCCTGCTTGGGACGACAGGGTGGCCGACTATCCACTGTTGACGGTGGTACCGGGAGACGAGGCGTTGCCCGAGTTCCGGTTCGGCCACTTGTGGTCGGTCGTATTCGTCGAGGAACTCCCGCCCCCAGCGGGCTGGAAGGCGCAACGGTCCGGCGAAGTGTGGCGCCACCTGGAACATCACGAGCTTGGTCAGATCCGGCACGAATTGTGGCTCGGATCGTCGTCCGACGTCGGCCGGCAGTTGCCCCTTGCCGAGCATCCGTCCACGAACTACTTCCCGCACCAGATCGACACAACGCCGATTCGACCCGGACTGTTGTGCGAGTACATCCCGAACTACTTGCCAAACCCGCTCGTGCGGCTCCCGTTGGGGCGCAGCGACTACCAGGCAAACGAGACGTTCTTCGACGCACTCGACACGTCGTGGGACTCGTGGATGCGGGATATCGATCTCGGCAAGAACCGCCTGTTGATCTCACGCGAGATGCTCGACCCGGTCACGCAGACCGGCGGCAGAGGCGGTTTCCTCGGTCGCGGCAGGAAAGACACCCCGGCGAAGGCGTTCGATATCGACGCCGAGGTCTTCACTCCGTTGGAGATGCCAGCCGAAGACCAAGGCAAGCCCGCGCCGATCACTCCCGTGCAGTTCAAGATCCGGTATCAGGAGCACGCCGAGACGGTGGCTGCGCTGATCGAGCAGATTGTGTCGCGCGCCGGGTACGCACCCCAGACGTTCGGGATGCACGTCGAGGGTCAGCTTTCCGGTACCGCGATGCGGCGCCGGGAGCATCGTTCGTACCGCACCCGCGAGCGTAAACGCCGGTACATGCGACCCCCTGTCGAGCGTTGCGCCGAGACCCTGATGCTGATCAATCACGTCATGTTCAGCGGACCGAAGCCGACGAAGCGGCCGACATTGGCGTGGCGCGAGACCGACCAGGCTGACCCCAAAGAAACGGCCGAGACGGTCAACCTGTACCGGCAGGCCAAGGCCATGTCCTGCTACATCGCGGTCGCCATGGCGCACCCCGAGTGGGATGACGTCCAAATCAAAGAGGAAGTCGCCCGGATCGAGAAGGAAGAGGCCGAACTGATGGCGCCGCCTCCGACCGGGCACGAGCCACCGCCCGGAACCGATCCGAACCAGCCACCCCAGCAGCCGGAGGATGACCAGTGACCGCACCGAAAAACCCGACCCTCGTCGAGCTCGGCAAGATCCTCGGTGACCTTGTCGGGCCGCTGCAGTGGATCGAAGGCGCCCGGTCTGCGGTTGTGCGCGCCATCATGCAGGAGACCAACGCTGTTCTCGGTGGCACCACCATGACTGAGGCCAAGGCGTGTGTGGTCGCGTGGGCGGTGTTGACCGAGCTCGGCGCCTACGTCCGTGACATCGAGCCAGGCGACGAGGAAGAGCCCGGCGAGGCCGTCCCTGAGACGTTCGGCTGATGGCACGTGGTGTCGATCCGACAGCAGCGGGCGATGCTCTGAAGGCACTGCTCGATACCTGGGACGCCGCGGCAGAGCGGATGCTTGCCGCAGTCGCTCGTCGCCTGGCGCAAGGGATCGAGCAGGATGGCTGGGCGGAAGTCAAGGCACGCCAGGTGTTGTCCGTCCGGGACGAGTTGCGGACGATCCTGGCCCGGCTCGACGCCACCGTGCCCGAGCAGGCCGCCCGCGCACTGGACGAGGCATACAAGCTCGGCTGGCAGGTGGTCGCGTCGCGGGATCTGCCGGTCGCGATCGGCACCCGGCCCGGCCTGGTACAGCAGCTGATCGAGTGGCTGGTCGGACAGTTGGGCGGAATGTTCCTCCCCGTGCTGCGTGCGCAGACGGATCTGTTCCAGGTCGCGATCGGCCAGACGGAAGCGCTCATGGCGACCGGCACGATCACCCGCCGGGACGCGGTCGCCCAGGTCGTCGACCGGCTGCTCGCAGCCGGACACGACCGATTCCAGGACCGGGCCGGGCGCCGCTGGCACCTCGACAGCTACGCGCGCATGGCCGGGCGCACGGCCGCGCAACAGGCCGCGGTCGAGGGCGGGCTCGCGGAGCTGCAGGCGGAGGGTGTCGACATCGTGCAGCTGTCGGACTCGCCGCGTGAATGCTCGCTCTGTCGCCCGTGGGAACGCGAACTGTTGTCGATCACTGGCCGGTCGGTCGGGACAGAAGTGGACGGCAAACGCGTCACGGCGACGATCGCTGAGGCGCGTGCCGCTGGCGTGTGGCACCCGAACTGCACTCACCGCGCCGACGAGGTGATCCCTGGCCTGACCGACGTGCACCGGCCAGCCAAGCACAACCCGGACGGATACGAGGAGCAGCAGCGGCTACGGCAGTTGGAGCGCAAGGCTCGTGAACTGAAACGGAGGCTCGCCGCGGCGCAGGCGTTCGGCGACACGACCACGGCCAGAGCGCTCCGGCAGAAGGTCAAGGCGAACTCTGCGGCCATCAAGCAGCACGCAGTGGAGACCGGCCAGAACCGGCGCGGCGACCGTGAGCGGCCCGTCGACGGTGGCAAGTCACTGCGGCGCACTCCGGCGGCCGGCCAGTCGAGCAGCAGGCCATCGACCGCGGTCGGGCCGCAGGCGCCAACCGTCGGGCTTCCGGCGGGCGAGGAACGCAGGCTCGCGCATGAGCGCGCCGAGAACCAGCTTCCGCCGCTGCGCAAGGCGACCGCCGAGGACCTCGACGCCCGGTTGACGAGGGCGACCGAAGCGGAGGACTACGAGCGGCTTGACGCGATCGTTGCCGAGATGGAGCGCCGCGAGCAGGTCGCGGCGCGCCGAGCCGAGCGGGAGCGCGCACACGAGGAAGAGCGCTGGGCACAGCTGGACGCCCTGATCAACCAGGGCCACAGTGAAGAGGAAGCGGTCGCCGAGGTGTTCGGCCGGTCGGTCGAGCGGCAGCGACGCGACCGCGCGATCACAGAACTCCGGTCGCAGGGCTACACCGGCAAAGGCTTCGACGAGCTCGCGCGCCGGTCGTTCCGGGACTTCGTGTACGGCCGGTACATCGAAGCTGAGAACGTCACCCGCGGGCAGCTGCTCACCCCCGAAGCGCGCGCCGCCGGTATCGACCCGCATAGTCTGTTCGTCGGCCCGGCCGCTCGTGCACGCGCGCACGCGTCCGATGAGCTGAAAGCTTGGTGGGACTTGAACGGGCGCGTAACGTTGGAGCAGTACAAGGTCGATCTACTCGGCGACACAACGGGTTCGCTGCGTGCGCAGTTCCGCACGGGCGGAGAGGACTGGCTGCGATGAGCCATGCTGCAGAGATGCGCGCGGCGCTGCACGCTGGCCGGGCCGCGGCTGAGAATCGACAGCCGCCGGACAACCCGTACGCGCGTGGCGCGACCGCCCGGGAGCGGGTGCTCGCGCGCATGTGGCGTGTGGGCTACTCGGCAGGTAACCCAATCCCGAAGTAACAGCGTGGCCGCATCGTCCGCGCATGAACTGGGATGTCGTGTGGGGCTCGGTACTCGGCACGTTCGCGGTTGGGTTCGCTGTGTTCGAGACACTCGGTCTGAAAGCACGCAACCGTGGTGAGCAGTCCGGCACCTTGACAGCGACGATCCGTCGCTGGTTGGGGATCGATCCGCAGGCGCCGCGCCGTTGGTGGCTCGGCTCGCTGTTCGGCGCGTTCCTGGCGTGGTTCTTCGTCCACATCTTGACGCCGTGGCTGTGACACCCGGCGGCCACCGTGGACGGATGAGTGATCTCACCGAAGGCCGTACGCCTCGACACCCCGGTACTGCCAGCCTGCTCAAGTTCTTCGCCTACGACCACCTGCCGCCGCACCTGCAGGGCACGTCCAAGGCGTGCCACGACCTCGCGCACAAGATGGCGGACGAACTGGCCAGCGGCCCGGAATTGACCGTCGGCCTGCGCAAGTTGTTGGAGGCCAAGGACTGTTTCGTTCGGGCGTCTCTGAGCTGACACCGTGTGCGGCCCGGGTGACAGCGGGGCTGCACCGTCCGGGCCATGGCACGTACCGAAATCGTCAAGCAGACCACGACCCGGACCGGCGCCGCGCTCGGCTTCGCAGCCGTCGACGCTGCCGCCAGCCCCAACGGCATGTTCTACCGGAGCGACGGCACCGAGCTGATCGTCGTCAAGAACCTCGACGCCAGCCCGCACACCATGACCGTCGACATCCCCGTCACAGTGGACGGACAAGCCGTCACCGACAAGACCGTCACCGTCGCCGCAGGCGCAACCGTCGTCGCCGGGCCTTACGGTCCCGAGTACCGGCAGGCCGACGGCTCCGTGTGCCTCAACTTCGACAGCGCCACGTCGATGACCGTGGGTGTCCTGAACACCTGAGGTAACACCACAATCGCAGTCTCGGCCCCATGTCCGATGGAGCACCTTCCCCAACCCCCGTAGCGCCGACCGTGCCCCCGGCTGACCCGCAGGACGGTCAGTCGCCGGCACCGGTCCCGACACCGCCGCCGAATCCTCCGGCTCCGCCTGCAGGCGGGCAGCAGCCGCCCGCGAACGATGTCCAGCCTCCCGCCAACGGCGGGGAGAAGACGTTCACGCAGGCCGACGTCGATCGGTTCATCACCGATCGGCTTGCCCGGGAGCGCGATGCGCAGAACAAGCGCTTCGCTCAGGCATTCGGCATCGAGGACCCGAACGCTGCTCCGGATCCGGCCAAGGCAATTGCCGACGCGCGCACGGAAACTCAGGCCGCGAAGGACCTCGCCGTCGACGCCGTCGCGGAAGCGCTGGCGCTCCGCGTGGGCATCAAGCCTGAGCGGGTTGACACGTTCATCGCGGTCGCTCGACAGTCCGGCCTGTTCTCCAATGTGGACCTCACGGCGGCTGAGGCGAAAACCGCGCTTGCTGCGGCCCTCGCTGTCAAGGCCAACGAGTTCCCCGAGTGGAAGGCGGGCCCGACTCTGCCGTCTGCTTCAGGCGGCGACCTGCAGCAGCCTGCAAGCGGCAAGCCAACGTACACCAAGGCGCAGCTCGAAAAGATGTCGCCTGACGAGTTGGCCGAGAAGGCCGACGACATCCTCGCCGCTTACCGCGAAAACCGGATCGTCTGACCACACAGGAACCGGGCGGGTAACACCGCCCGGCCACGGTCACCTCACGTCCTTCGGGACGGGCACAACGGAGGTATCGCCCGAGTACTCCACGGGCCGCCACGGCGCGAGAGCCGGATTCACCCAAGGCGAGCCACGAGGAGTGAGGAGAAACCACCGTGGCCTACGACCGCATGGTCCCTGAGATTTGGTCGGCAGCTCTGCTGCGCGCCCTTCGCAAGGCCCTGGTCTTCGCTCAGCCCGGCGTTATCAACCGGAACTGGGAAGGCGAGATCAAGCAGCGCGGCGACACCGTCCGCATCAACAGCGTTGGTCGCCCGACCGTACGCAAGTACGTCAAGGGCACGCCGCTCGTTCGCGAGCAGCTCACCGACGCACAGCGAGTCCTGCAGATCACCGAACAGGACTACTACGACTTCGAGGTCGAGGACATCAACCAGGCTCAGGCCCAGGGCGATATCGTCACCGAGTCCATGAACGAGGCCGCCTACGCCATGGCGGACAACGTCGACAAGTTCATCGCGAGCCTGTACACGCAGGCGAACGCGGCGAACAACATCGGCACCGTCGCGGTTCCAGTTGCCACGCCGACCGACTTCTACGACAAGGTGCTCGTGCCCCTGTCCGTGAAGCTCGACGAGGCGAACGTCCCGACCGAGGGCCGATACTGCATCGCCCCGCCGTGGCTGCACGGCCGTGGCCTGCTGGACCCGCGGTTCATCAAGGTCAACGAGTCGGGCACCGAGCAGGGTCTGCGCAACGGCACCGTCGGCCGCGCAGCCGGTTTCGACATCATGAAGTCGAACAACTGCATCAACTCGACCGGTGACGACTACGTTGTCCAGGCTGGCACGTCTGCCGCGATCACGTTCGCCGAGCAGATCAACAAGACCGAGCCGTTCCGGCCGCACGACTCGTTCAGCGACGCCGTCAAGGGCCTGGCCGTGTACGGCGCGAAGGTCATCCGCCCCGAGTGCCTGGCGGTCGCGACCGTCTCGCAGACCTGATCGGAGGATCACCACAGTGGCACGCACAGCAGTCCCTCTGTCCAAGTGGGTCGGCAACGGCAACCTCGCTGACCCCGCCGGTACCGCGATCAACGCGGGCGTCGGCAACGGTCACAGCATCGCTGCGGCCCCGTCCGACCGCATGGTCCTCCGGGTCACCAACACCCACGGTTCCGCTCACCCGGTTGTGGTCAAGGCGGGCACATACCCGCCTGCGATTGCGGCCGGCCAGGGCGACCTGACCGTGAGCGTCGCGGCGACAACCGGGGTGCAGTGGATCGGTCCGCTGGAAAGCGGTCGGTTCATGCAGGCGGATGGGTCCATCCTGGTCGACATCGAGGCCGCGCACGCGGGCACCATCACGGCGTTCGAGCTGCCGAAGGCGGTCTGACCAATGGCCGAGACGATTCACCTTCGCGGCGAAGGCGGATATGTTCACGCGTTCGATCTGCCGTTGCCTGACGCGATCGGCGATCGGGTCAGCCGAGGCGAGATCGTTCGCGTGAACAAGGACGGTTCACCGTACGTCGAGGCGCCAGCCGAGAAGCCGCTCACGCCCAAGGAGAAGCTGCAGGCTGACGCCGCGGCGCTCGGGCTGGCGACGGACGGCACGGTCGCCGATCTGACGGCCCGGATCGATACCAAGGTGGCCGAGCTGCGCGAGCAGGCCAAGGAGCTCGACATCGACGGCGACAAGCTGTCTGCGGTCGAGCTGCAGGCCGCGATCGACGCGGCTCTCGCCAAGTAACCAGACTGGTAGCCCCGGCATCTCGCGGTAAAGACCTGGGGAAGGTGGGCCGCGGGGCCTGCTGGGGCTACCTCCTACACTGACCGGGGGTTGGAGGAAAGCATGCCGTGGTATGCGCAGCGTGCCGGCCTGCCGGATACGCATCGGCATCACGCCGACGAGGGCAGTGAGCTCGCGCGGGTGTATGAGCGTCTCGGCTATGTCGAGGTGCCGGCGCCGGGTGCGGGTGAGCCGGAGGAAACCGGCGTCGTGGTCGAGCCGGCCGTCGTCGAGGACGTGACGGTGGTCGAGGAGCCGAAGGCGACGAGCAGGCCGAAGGCGAGGTCGTGATGCCTACTTGGTTCACCAACCTGACCATCGGGCAGATCCTCCTGTTTGTCGGTGGGCTCGTGCTTGTGGTCGGGTTGTTCGCCAAGGTGTGGAAGGCGATCCGCCCTGTGTGGCGCGGCACTGGCAACTTCCTTGAGGACTGGAACGGTGAGCCGGAACGGCCTGGGGTGCCTGCCAAGCCTGGAGTGATGGAGCGGTTGCGCGCGATCGAGCAGAAGGTCGACGGGATCGATCACGAGCTGCACCCGAATTCCGGCCAGTCCCTGCGGGATCAGGTGGACTCAATCCGCACTGAGTTGCGGGAGCACATCGCGCAGCAGCAGGGGTGACACCCGGACCGCAGTGTCCGGGCCATGGCATGGCGCGTAGCTCGGAGTCTTGACGCCCTTCTCGGGCAGCTCAACGCGATGGCCCCAGGGCGCAGCAAGGTGTCTGACGGGTCCATTGGGGACACTAGCCACCAGAACCGGTCCAGCGACCACAACCCTTGGTATGGGCCGGGAATCGTCACGGCGCGGGACTTCACGCATGACCCTGCCGGTGGTCTCGACTGCAACTGGCTGGCTGACAAGCTGGTCCGGTCTGGTGATGCCCGGATCAAGTACATCATCTGGGACCGCCGGATTTGGCAGGCCGGTCGCTGGACCGGCTACAGCGGTATCAACCCGCACACTCATCACCTTCATCTGAGCGTCCAGGCGAATCCGTCGTGTGATGACACGCGCGCGTGGAACCTCGGCGCACCAACACCTTCCCGGGAGGCACCCGACGTGAACGCAGACGAGCACGCCTGGTTGGGCAACATGAACGCCCAGATCACGGGCAAGCACAAGTCGAAAGTCAACCCCGAGTGGGAGTGCACTCCGGTCGAGTTCCTCCAGTTCGCGGACCTGCACCTGACCGAGATCAAGGCGACACTCGCCGCCCAGTCCGCCGCGATCGCCGCGCTCAGCAACGACCAGGACCTGACGCGGGACGAGGTCGCGGCCATCATCCGCGACGCCGTCCAGCAGTCCATCCAGATCACGGGCGATGTCCGAATCACCAGCAAGGAGAGTCCACAGTGACCAAGTTCGTTCTGCCTCCGTTCGCGCGTGACCTCGCCGAGCGGGTCGCCGCCAGTTTCGCGGGCACGGTCGTGACCGTGCTCGGTGCCGACGTGGTCAACCTGGTCAACGTCGACTGGGGCACCACACTGAGCCTGGGTGCGGGCGCTGCGGTGGTGTCCGCGCTCAAGGGCATCGCGGCACGGTTCCGCGGCAACCCTGACTCGGCTTCGCTGTCCCGGCAGGTGTGACCGATGCCGTTGCCTGCGCAGTGGTCTACCCGGACGGTGGTCGGCTCGTGGGAGCCGCTCACCGGGTCGGCTGCTGCGACGGGCACGGTCCAGTTCATCCCGACAGGTAGCCCGTGGTGGACGGTCGCCGGTGTGACCGTGCCGCCGTCCACGATCACGGCCGACCTCGTCGGCGGCGAGATCTCGGTCGCCATCCCCACTAACGATGATCCTGATGTCCTGCCGACCGGCGGAACCTGGACGGTGCGCGAGGTCATCAACGGCGTCACGCGGCCGTCGTACGCGATCCAGGTCCCGGCCGGCGCCGGGACTCTGAACCTGGCGACGTTGGCGAGAGTGGCTCCTGTTGGTGCGGTCGAGCGTCTCGTTAAGACGGTCGGCGGCGTCCAGCCGGATGAGAACGGTGACGTCCCGGTCACCGCTCTGCAAGGTGCAACCGGAGCACAAGGACCGCCTGGCTCGGCGGGCGCAACTGGCGGCACTGGGGCGCAAGGACCAGCCGGGGCAACCGGCCCGGCAGGGCCACAGGGCGACCCTGGACCGACCGGCGCCACAGGTTCTCAAGGTCCGCAGGGCGAGACTGGGCCGCAAGGTCCCCAAGGCGAGCAAGGGCCACAGGGTCCGGCTGGAGCGACTGGTGCGCAGGGCACGCCCGGGTTGTCCGGCGAGCTGTACCCGCCATCCGCAGCCGGGTTGACCGAGTGGAGCATTGACCCGGCATTCTGCACAACCTCGTGGCAGTTGGGCAGCGGGACGTTGCTCCTCGTGCGCATGCGGTTCCGGCAGACAATCACGTTGGACGAGATCGGTTTCGTCGTCACCCAGGCCGGCGTCACGCCGGGCGCCTACTCGGGTGTCGCGGTCTACGAGGACGGTGCGGGCGTGGTGAACCGGCTCGCGCAGTCGGCCGATGCTGGCGCGACGTTCACAACCTTGGGTGCGAAGTCTGTTCCGCTCACGTCACCGGTCACGATCCCGGCCGGCGAGTATCGGCGAATCGGAATCCTGTGGCAGGGCAGCAGCGTGCCGCGCATCGCCGGAGCGCCCGCGACTGTGGACGCCGAGACTATGAACTTCGGCGCTCGCCGGGGGACGTTCCTTGGCAGCCAAACCGGTTTTCCGGCGACCCTCACCGTGTCGTCGATGACATTGAACAACGCCTCATACCTGCTGACTGGCAAGGACATCTGATGATCTGGGCGACGACTGCGGAGGTCCGCGACTACCTCAGCGACGACGACATCCTGCCGGCGGACTATGACGAGGCGACTCTGCAGCGGGACATTGACAAGGCCGTCCGGAAGATGGCGACGCAGATCCTTCGGTGGCCGTGCCTGAACGAGGATGACCGGCCGGACGACGAGAAGGTCCGCAAGGATGTGATCGCGGCGGTCGCCGAATTGATCAAGTATCGGCGTGAGCAGGCAGCTGCAGCCGAAGCGCTCGGTGGTGCGGGCACGGCCGAGATCCTTAAGGCTGGCGGGAGTATTAGCGCTGGGAAGACGTCTGTCTCTGGCGGGAAAGGCGCGAAGGTCGGCCGGTATGCGGACACACTGCCATGCGACACGGTGGAAGCACTGGAGGCCGCAGGCATGATCGGTGGGAGCGTGCCGACGTGGTGAGCCTGCTCGGATTCACCGGCACGCCGCACAAGGTGCTGCACGAGCCGTACCTCGGTGACGACGGCGTAGGACGGCCGAAGCACGGTCCGGCGGTCGAGGTGGCTGGCCGGGTCGAGGTGGTCTCGCGCAGGGTGCAGCTGGACACGGGACGCGTGGTCAAGCTGTCTGCCCTGGTGTTCCTTCCGGGCACGGTCGAGGTTGCGCCGCAGGATCGGGTGACGTACACGGCTCCCGGCCTGGCGGGTTCTGGTGTGCCGCACAAGGTCGAGCTCGTGGATAGCCCGGTGTGGTTTGACGGCAAGCCGATGCACCATGAGTGCGGCGTGACCTGATGGACGACTTTGAGGCGGTGCTTGGCGACGCTGAGCGGGCCGTGCGGCGCGGCACGGTCAAGGGCGTGCGTGGTTCCTGCCAGTCATTGAAGTCGGACTCACAAGACCTGGTGCCGTACCAGGAAGGCGACCTGTCCCGCTCCGCTGCGGTCAGCATGGACACGGCCGGAACCGAGGTTCAAGGCGCAGTCACCTACGACACGAAGTATGCCGCGATCCAGCACGAGGCGGAGGACTTCCGACACCAGGACGGACGGACCGCGAACTACCTCGGCGGGCCGTTGCGGGCGAACTCGGACCGGTATCTGGAGTACATCAACGGCCAGGTGGCGACGGAACTCGAAGGCGGGTAACACCCCGGCCTGACTGTGAGCGCGTGTTGTCGATGGCTCTCGCGCTGCATGTGCATGGGCTCGGCTTGGTCCGGTATCCGCCGGATGCGGGCGGAGATCCAGCGCTGCCGCCAGGGTTCATCGTCGACATGCCGTCCACACCGGACGCTTGCGTTCTCTTCAAACCCCGCCCTGGTTTCTCGAACGATGACCTTTCCGGCTACGAACTGGCCGAGCAGCAGATCATCGTGCGCACGCTCGCGGACGCGGGATACCGCGTCGGTTATGACCAGGCTAAGGCGATTCGGGACGCGTTGCACAACACCGGGCAAACCGTTTGGGCGCCCGGAACCGAGCATGAAGTTTCGATCGCGTGGTGCGACGCAAGCGATTCCGAACCCGTGTGGCTCGGCCGAGACGAACAAGACCGGCCGAAGTGGTCGGTGTCCATCCAAACCGAGGCACTGATCACGGAGGTCTAGCGTGCCTATCAAGAAGAGGCTCACCCGGTTCAACCGGATTCAGGTCAACACCGGCACCGAAGAGGCGCCGAACTGGGTCCTGGTCAGGGGATTGTCCACGATCGAGTTGTCGATCGAGCCGAACGAAGTCGACACGTCTGACTTCGATAGTGAAGGCTGGGACGGGTCGGTCACGACTCACCGCAAGTGGTCGCTCAGCCTGCAGGGGCAGGACGGCTACACCGGCCCGGACAACGCCCAGATCGACGACCCGGGCCAGGCGCACCTGAAAACCAAGGGTTTGCTCACCGGGCCGGAGGCGTACACGTTCGTGCGCTTCTACAGGATCGACAACAACCAGGGCTACACCGGCCGGGTGACCAGCAACTACAGTGGTACCGGCGGCGAGGTCAAGAGCGTGTCGCCGTTCACCTGCCCCTTGACCGGCGACGGCCAGCTGTCCGCATACACCCACGTCCCCTGATCGAGGTTGACCAGTGACCACCTTCCCCCCGCTCCGGCGCCTTCAGTCCGAGATCGACGGCGCCACGCTCGATCTTCCGTTGCGCGGCAAGGTCTACAGCTTCCCGATGGCTCTGCCGATCAGACTCGGCCTGAAGATGACCATCCTGCAAGAAGAAGCGCGCCGTCTTGAGCAGGCCAAGAAAGACGGCGTCGAGTACGAGGTCAAAGACGAGGCACGCGAGTGGATCGAAGACACCCGCATGCACGAACTGTTCCGCGAGCTGATCGGCGAGACCATGGTCGCACGGCTGACGGCCGACGGCGCGACCTGGCCGGAGCTGATCCACATCGGACAGACCCTTTTCGTATTCCATCAGTCCGGGCTCGAAGCCGCGCTGTTCGTCTGGCAGTCAGGCGAAGACGACGAAGCAGCCGAGGGTGATGCACGCCCCCCGGCCCGGAAGCCGGCAACCCGCTCCGGGTCGAGTCGGCAGACGACATCCCGGACTTCATCGACCAGGCAGAAGCCCGCCGCTACCAAGGGAGCGCGCTCGGGTGGGGCGACCTCCTCGAAGCGTGGGAGCTGATCGAGGCCGACTTTCATCGCGAGTATCACGTCGACTTGGCTGCGCCTGGCGTGTTCGATCTGTATACGTGGCGGTGGTTCGAGGTCAGGTTGTTTGGCTTGTCGGCGGAATCCCGGACGTGGCGGAAACTCGGGGAGAGCACACGGTCTTCAGGTGAGGAGACCAGCGTCGAGGATCTCGACCGGGAGCTCGGCATCACCCGGGAGTGACACCCGCACGCGAGCGTACGCCTTGTGGCCCTGAAGACCGGTGAGATCCGTGCCCTGATCACGGGTGATTACACCAGTTTCAAACGCGCCACTACGGCAGCGAAGCGGGAGGCCAAGGACACCCGCAACGAGCTGTCCAAGCCGATCACGATAAGCGGCACCGCTGCGCCCCTGCTGAAAGTCTTGGGTGGCCTTCCCGCTGCTGGCGTTCTGGCGGGCGCGGGCATGGCCGCGGGGTTGGCGTTGCCGTCGGCCGCGTTGGCCGGTATCGGGATCATGGCCGTCGCGCAGAGCGCGGATGTCAAGGCCGCGTATTCTGACATGGCCGAGGATGTTACGGCTGGTGTCCGGGGTGCGGCGCAGTCTCTGATCCCGTACCTGACCGGCATCGCTGATCAGATCGAACAGCGGTTCGTACGCGTGCAGCCGCAACTCGACCGCATGTTCGCCGGGACCGGACCGCACCTGGCGATTTTCGCTGATGGCGTGCTCGACTTCACGACAAACCTGTTGCCCGGTATGGAAGCCGCGATCCAACGGGGCAGGCCGGTCACGGAAGGGTTCGCCCGGTTCCTGGCGCAGGCCGGTTCTGGCGTGTCCAAGATGATGACCGAGTGGTCGCAGTCGTCCGACTCGGCCGGGCAGGCGATCGACGATCTCGGCGGTACGGTCGAGGATCTGCTGGAATTCGTTGGCCGACTAACGTCGTCCTTTGCGGACGACTTCGGGCCGCGTTTCGGCCAGGTGCAAGGCATCCTTGGCAAGACCGAGGACGCGGTCGCTGATCTCGCTGAGGGCGTGGGGCCGCTTCTGTCGGGGGCGCTTGGGATGGCCCTGGACGCTACCGCGGCGCTGTTGACCCCGGTTGCCGCGTTGGTGTCCGGGTTTGGTGACCTGCCGGCGCCGATCCAGGCTGCGTTGTTGGGTTTGGTCGCGTGGCGTGCGATGCAGTCTCGGATCGTCGGTGAACACGAGTCGCTCGGGGCTCGGCTTTCTGCGCCGTGGAAGCGGTTCGGTGACGAGGTTCGGCTGCAAACCGCACTCGCCGCGTCGGCTGGCGAGGGCAACATCAACCGGATTACCGCGTCCATGGCGGCGCTGGAGTCTCGCGTGCCCGCGATTGCGCGGATGGGCGAGGCCTACCGGTCTGCGTCGACGTCGGTCGAGCAGTACGTCCGTGCCCAAACAGCCGTCATGACGGGTCTGGGCGGGCTGGACGGGCACATGTCTGCGACCTCGACCGCGGTTGACAAGGCTGGTGGCGCAGTCGCTCGACTGGGTGGCGCGGCGGCGGGCACAGCGGCAGCGCTTGGTTCAGGTTTGAAGACCGCTGTCTCGGGCGTGGTCGGTGTCCTGGGTGGACCATGGGGTATCGCCGTCACTGCTGGCGTTGCGCTGCTTGGCGAGTGGATTTCCAGGTCGGCGAAGGCTAAGGCTGAGCAGCAGGATCTTGCCGCGGCGGGCGCGAGTGTCGCGAAAGCGTTGCGTGAGCAGAACGGCGTGATCAACCAGAGCGTACGCACGCAGGCTGCGAAGGTCGCGAGCGACAAGGGTCTGTTGGAGCAGGCCGAGAAGATGAAGCTCTCCACGTGGGATGTGGTGTCTGCGCTTCTCAACCAAGGCACTGCCTATGACGACATCAAGAAGAAGGCACAGGACTATGCCCAAGGCCTGAAAGATCTGTACAAGAACGGCCCGGCTGGATCGATCTCGATCGACCAGATGCTAGCCGGGATCGAGACGTCGGAGAAGTTCATTGCTGCGCTCGACGCCGTGCGAGGTGGCTCTGATGCTGAGGCAGCGGCGATCCGGCGGGTGGCCGAAGCGACTGGCGGGGCAAGCACTGCGATGGCGCAGGCGCCGGCTGCTGCTGGGCCGATGGCTGATGCCATGCGGAAGATGTCCGAGATCGGCGCTTCGGCTGAGGAGAAGATCAGCGCGCTTAAGTCCGCATTGGACGAAATGGCGGGTAAGCGCCACACCGTCGAGGATGCCAATCAGGCAGTCAACGATTCGTTGCGCGGCTTGGGCGACGCGTTCAAGGAAGCATCTGCAGAGGCGAAGAAGCACGGTCAACAGTTGCTGACCAACGAAGGTGCAGTCAACACTGCCACGAAGGCGGGCAGTGACCTAAAGAACAATGTGGACCAGATCGCGGACGCGTACCGGCAGCAGTACTCTGCGGCGTTCGAAGCTGCTCGGGCGCAGGGGAAAGACATCCCGGAAGCGTCGGCGATTGCTGCTGCGGCGGCTTCGCAGACGCGCGATCGGTTCTTGAAGGTGGCCGAGCAGTTCACCAAGAGCAAGGAGGAAGCCCAGAAGCTGGCGGACTTCTACGACATCATGCCGGCCGTGCAGGCGACACAGATCACGCAGCCGGGTATGAGCAATGCGCAGATCGCGATGAACCTGTTGCGGGAATACGTGGTCAAGGTCCCGGGGGATAAGTCGATCATCGTGTCGAGCAACGCGGCTCCGGTGATTGAGACGGTCAGGTCGTTGGGTTTCCAGGTGCAGAACCTGAAAGACGGGTCGTTCAAGATCATTGCGGATACGGCGACCGCTCAGAACCAGATTACCTCGTTCATCCGGGACAACACCGGCAAGGTCATCACGCTGCGCACGGTGACCACAACCGGCGTGACCACGTCGTCGGCCGGTGGCATGAAGTTCCAGGCGTCCGGCCAGATCATGGAGTACTTCGCCAACGGCGGCTTGCGGCCGATGTCGGCGAGTTCCGGCGCGATTGTCGCGCCGTACACCCGCACCGGCGTGGTTCGGGGAATCGGCGACAACCCGCGGTTCGACGAACTGTTCCTGCCGCTGGACCGGTTCTCTGCGCGCTCGCAAGGTCTGCTCGACGAGGCGCTTCGGCGGATGCGTCCGGAGTGGTTCTCGCGGCAGTTCGTTCCGATGGCGGCTGGCGGTATCTGGTCGGGCGGGGGTTGGAGCGGCGGTTCGTCGTACGACAACTCGCGGCGTACGAGCATCACGGTCAACGGGTACAGCAGCCGTGATGTGGTGCAGCAGATTGCCGAGCAGCAGCGTAGGGAGGAGTTGCTGTGGCCCGCGAACTGATTTGGTACGGCGGCGACGGCTGGACACAGGTCCTGAATGACCGGCCGACCGGTTATCGCGTCCATGAGGGAGTGACGGGGCTCGGCGCTCCGCCGCGGCAGTTGGTGGCGGATACGTCGCCGCTTGTGGACGGTGAGGTGATCACGGACGAGTGGGACATGGCTCGCACGATCATGCTGCCGATGACTGTGTGGGGCCCGGACAACGAGACGTTCCTCGCGCGCATGCGGGCGTTGGCGTTGTCGCTGTCGGCGCCGGGTGAGCTTGAGCTCGGCCAGGCGGACGGGCGTCGGCGGCGGATTCGCGCGCACTATGCCGGCGGGCTGGAGGGCGACGAGGCGAAAGACCTTGGTGGGGACACGACGTGGGCGAGGTTCGTGCTGTCGCTGCGCTGCCCGGATGCGTACTGGTTCGATCCAACACCGGTTACCCAGCTGTGGCAGCACAGTGGGTCTGCGGCTTTCTTGGGTGACCCGTTCTTTCCGCTCCGGATCGGCTCGTCGCAGGTGCTCGGCGACACGACCACGACCAACCCTGGCGACGTGATCAGTTGGCCGACATGGGAAATCACACCGCCCGGGTCAGGGTTGGTGCTGAAGAACCGGGACACTCTTGAAGAGCTGGAAGTGTCGGGCTCGATACCGGCTGGCCGGACGCTGAAGATTGTGACCGAGCCGGGCAAGCAAGAGGTATCGCTTTCGGACGAAACTGACTGGTGGGATCACCTCGAAGGCGTGCCGGTGTTTTGGCCGATCCAGCGTGGTGTCAACAACATCAGCGTGACGCTCACGGGTGCGTCGACGGGGTCGAGCGTATCGCTGTCGTACAACCCTCGCTATAAGACGGCGTGGTGACCCCATGAGCATGCCGACTGTGTGGCTGGTTCGCCCGTCTGGCGCGACGGCGGGCACGCTCGCGTACACGCGGCTCACGGCCGTGCCGAAATACATCGACGTCGGCACGTGGGTTGTCGATTGCCCACTCAATGCACGAAACGCGATCGCGGCCGAGGACGGTGTCGCTGGGTGGCGGCTGGCCATTATGGATGGCACAGAGCCGATCATGGCAGGCCCGGTCGAGGGCTGCGAGATCCTGCTCGGCGACGAGCAGGGTGGGCGCACGGCGACGATCAGGTATTCGGGTGTCGATGACATGGTGTGGTTGTCGCGCCGAAACGTCAGGCCGGTGCCGGCGAACACCCTTGCCGCTCAGACGGTCGGCTATGACGTCCGGACCGGTTTGGCTTCGACGGTGCTCACGCAGTACATCGATGTGAACGCGGGCCCGTCGGCGCGCAGTGAACGGCGCGTCGCCCACCTCACTGTCGACCCGATCAGCACGCCGTTCGGAGCGAGCGTCACCGGGCGTGGCCGGTTCCAGAGTTTGCTAGAACTCGCGCAGGATATCGGTGTGGCTGGCGGGATCGGTGTCCGTGTCCGGTCGGACATGACTGCGGCGCGGCGCGTCCAGCTGTACGAGCCGAGAGACCTCACGGGGCTGGCGCGGTTCTCGCTGTCGCTGCGCAACTTGCGCCGGGTGCGGTGGTCGATCGCTGCGCCGGAGGCCACGACGATCGAGGCTGGCGGCCGGGGCGAGGAGGACGCGCGCGAGTTCATTAGCGTCACCGACTCCGGCGAGGAAACCAGCTGGGGCCGCCGTGAGGGCTTCTACGATTTTAGATCTGCGTCCGGTTCGGACAGTGGCGCCGAGCTCACTGCTGGCGCGAATAAGCGCCTCGACGAGGCGGGCCAGACACAGCAGGTCGAGGTGACGCCGGTGGACACGACGCGGATGACGTACGGCTTGGGGTACGGGCTTGGTGACCTGGTGACGGTGGACGTGTACGGCGGGATCACGATGGAGTCCGTCATCCGCGAGGTTGAGATTACCGTGGACCGGTCGGGCGACCGTCCAACGCGGACCGTGGTGCCGCGCGTCGGCGACATCGGTACCGCGTCGCCGAACGCTACGACCAACACGGTGATCAAGCGGCTGACTGGTCGGGTGTCGAGGCTGGAACGGCGGTGACACCTCGACCACAGCATCAAGGGCGTGGGTGAGGCGAGCTACCCGTTTGACTCGGGTCCGGGCACGGCGGTTGACGAGGCCCGTTGGCGCGGCATGGCGAGGCATTACCTGCCGAACGGCGTCATTGGCCTGTCCACACGCGACAGCGCAGACACGTCGCTGAAGGTCACCCTGGGCAGCGGCCTGACGTTCAACATGGCCGACGGTGGCGCGATTGTCGACGGCCTGCGGTACGAGGCAACCGCCGGACCACTCTCGAAGACGGCGTCGGCCAACGGCAATACGCAACCGCGGATCGACCGGCTGGCCTTGCAGTTGAACACCACGAACAACCAGATCATCGCGGTTATCAAGCAGGGCACGCCTGGCGCGTCGCCGTCGCCGCCCGCGCTGACGTTCGACTTGACCACTGGTGTGGTCGAGGTCCCGCTCGCACGCGCAACCTGCCCCGGCTCTGCGTCCGCACAGAACTACAACACGTTGGTCGACGAGCGAACGTTCATCGGCATGGCAGGCGTGGTCGGTTCAGGGGACCCGTTCCTGTGGAGCCCCTTGAAAGCCGGCGACATCCTGTATGCGCCGGACTTTGACACGCTGTCTCTCTATTCGGGCGCTGCCTATCGCGGGATTCGCGCCGAGCAGTTTGCCGGGGTCCCGGTCAACTCGTCCGGTGTTGCGAACGTCAACGCTGGTGTTGAGACGACGTATGCCTCGATCACGGTGCCCGCTTTCGGGTGGCCGTACAAGATCAGTTTCTCGGCGCATCACCACATGCTGGGGCTCGCGTCGGGTGGCGGCTATTCGCTGGGCAAGATCCGGCAGGACGTCGCGGCCTCGGGCACGATCGTTGCGGAGGGCTCTCAGCCGACGGCCACTACGGGCCTGGACACGTCGCTGTCGATACCGCAGAGCGCGCCGATCACGATCAGCGACGGCCTTCAGCACGTGTTCTACTTCCGGGTGACGCCGTCGCACAACGCGACGTTTTTTTGGAACATCCCGACGAACTACTTCAGCGCGATCGTCACGCCGGAGTGGTGACCGCGGCCCCCGCCGTAACGGGGGCCGCACTTGTCACCGGTCGAAGCGGCCAGTCTTGATCGCGTCAACGGCGTGCCGCACGGTGGCCCACTCGGTGGTGAGCGCGTCCGCCGGGTTCTTACTGTCCCGGATGCCGTGACGCGACACCTCCACACAGTCGCCGCCGTCGCCGTTTGATCTGCTGGACTTCCTCCACTCAGTGGTGTCCGTGGCCATGACGACCACCCTTTCCTTGCCCGGGGTTATGCCGCTCTCAGCGTAGTAAGCAGGGAAATCGTGTCTTCAGGTGACAGTGCAAGATCACAAAGCCGGGCGAATACCAACCGGTAGCGCTCGTAATCGCTCGGCCCATCGGGGTAGAGCGCCCCGTCTGGTACCTCCACATAGATCGTTCCCAACCCAGCGTCGGCAGGGAACGTGAGCAGCTTGAACGGGCCCTTCATGGCCGGGTGCGCGCCTACACCGAACGGCAGGATCTGCAGCGTGATGTTCGGCCGGTGCGCCATCTCGACGAGGTGGTCGAGTTGCTCCCGCATGACCTCGGCGCCACCGACGGTGCGGCGGATGGCCGCTTCGTCGACCACCAGATGCAGCCGTGGGGGTGCTTTGCCTTCGAGCCGTGCTTGTCGCGCCTGCCGGAAGGCGACGAGCTTTTCGAGGTCGGCGGCCGGCCGCTCCCGCGCCTCGGCGGTGACTGCCCGGATGTAGCCAGCCGTCTGAAGCAGGCCGGGAACGAACCCCAGGTCGAAGCCGCGGATTTCGATGGCTTCGGATTCTTCCTTCACATACCGCTCGAAGTAGTTCGGGACGGTGCCGCTGTATTCGAGCAGCCATCCGCGGTCGTCAGAGCGCTCAGCTTGTTTGAGCAGGTGGTCGAGCATTGGCTGGCCGACGCCGTACGCGTGGCACAGCTTCAGGACGGTGGCCGGGGTGATGACCTGCTTGGCGGACTCGACCCGGCTGATTGTGGCGTGGGTGAGGCCGGCTTGTTCGGCCGCGGCTGACATTGTGGTGAAGCCGGCTGCGAGCCGCAGGTCTCTGAGCTGGCGGCCGAGTTGGCGTCGCCGGTAGGCCGGGCCAGGTTCGTCCGACATGCGGTTGCACTCCTCCGGGGTTGTGGTTGGTGCCAAGTGTGCACGTTGGGCACGCAGAGTGGTCCGCGGTTCCCCCGGTCGGCTTATGCCGCTGTGTACAGTTAACCATGTACTGTACTTGGACCGGCGGCTTGCCGTTGGTGGCCCGCTCCGCCGATATGCCCCTTGCCCGGGGAACCGGCGGGGCCGGGTCGGATTCAACCATTTCGACCGGGAGGAGGTGCCGGGCATGCCCGCCGGAGCCAAGCCCGGATGCGAGCGGTTCGAGTGGCGTGTAGACATGTTCCGCCCAGAGCTGGTTCATCTCGCCGACCTCACCAGGAAGCTGTACATAGCCCAGGGCCGCCATTGGGTCTTCGCCGTCGACAAGCGCACCGCGGACATCAACCGGCCTGAGATCCCTGGCCGGACTTCCCGCTGCCCGGACTGCCAACTGTGGGCACAGAACCACGGACACCCGTCATGAGCACAGGAATGTGGCACGCGTGCGGGTGCGGGTGCGGCCTGTGGCACCGGGTCGTCGACGGCCAGGTGCAGTGTGAGCATCCCAGCCTCGCCGAACTCTGCTCAGGCGAGGGCGTGCCGTGGGTCCGGCAAGCGAACCTGATGTGTCGTCCTTGCCTGATCGTCCAGGGCCAGCACATAGCCAGCCCCGACGGCTTGCGCGGCGACCTCGCACGCCACAAACACGACATCTTGGACGCGATGGCCGAGGGCATCGAAGCAATGCGAAAGGCTGTCGAGGCAGAACTAGACCGGCGTGACCTCGGTCCGGGAAACGACGCGTCATGAGCGCCCGCGCCCGGTGTGCCCGCCGCCTGTCCTCCCTGCTGTCCACCGACACCAGCGGCCACTACATCCGCGTGCAGTACGACCGGCCGACAGGCCGGTACTGCGTGCATTGGACCGGCGGCCCGACCACGGCCCGGATGCGAGAACTCGCGGCCCGGCATGCGGACGAGGTGCCGCTGCTCGACCTCGACGACCTCGACTGGGACCGCAAGTGAGCAAGAACTCCCGCCGGGCCGCTTCGGATGCCAAGAGGGATATGAAGGCTGAAGGCCTCACCACATCCACAGTGTGTCAGCACGGCCGTACCACCGAGCGCACGATCGTGATGTCCGGGCACAACACCGTACGGACAACCTGTTCAGACTGCTCGAAGGTCGTGAGCGAGGTCCCGGAACCCCCGCCGCCGCTGCGTGGCTGAAAGACCGGGGTAGCACTGGGGCGCGGCCCTCGTTGAGTCTGGGCATCGCTCAACGAGGGCCGCTGTTTACCTGTCAGCGGCGCGCCCGTGCCTTCGCGCTTTTGGCCGAAAGGCTGAGCATGTGCGCCTTGCGGGCTGACAATGCCCTCTGCCGCCGGACCTCAGGTGTCAGAATTCCGTCCGGGTCGACCTGCTGCTCGAATCGCGCGAGGAGCGCGTCGCGACCTTTGCGGGCTTTCTCGCTGCGGTCCGTGGTGTTGGCCCACGAAGCGTGCGCAGCCATTCGAGCGCGTAGGGCACGCTGCTCGGGGGTCATGGTGGTTTTGACGTCTCCCATACCCCCGAGCATGCGGCCCGCTTGTTACTTGAGTCGGTCGCCGAGCGAGAGCTTCCGGGCTGTTGCAAGGGCCCGTTCGTCGGCGGCGGATTCGCCGTATCGACGGGCCATGGCGTCGGTCCGCCACCCGAACACTCTCATCATGTCCTCTGTGCTCGCGCCGGCCATCTTCCACGCGTGTGCGGACGCGTGCCGACCGAGATGGGCGTGGACGTTGCGGCCGATCTCCTCGTTGATCCCGGCGGCTTTGCCGCGTCGCCGCAACATGAGTTTGATCCCGTTGGCGGTCAGTGGCCCTTTTCCTTTCTCGGAAAGCCACAAGGCTTTGTGGTGTGCCCATTTGTCGTTCGCGCGCACGCGGAGGTATCGAGAGAGTGCTTGTCCGGTTTTTGGGCTGAACGGGACGGCTCGGGGCCGTCTGCCTTTGCCCACTACTTGGATGACGTCGAGGTCGAAATCGATGTCGTCGACTGTCAGGTTCGCGACCTCCGAGAGTCGCGGGCCGTTGTCGGTGAACAGCCGGATGAGCGCGGCGTCGCGACGTGAAATGAGGTCGCGGCCTTTGCACCCGTCGAGGAGTCGGTCCCACACGTCGTCGGGGACGACCGGGACCGGGGCCGGTGGGATCTCCGGCGGCTTCATCTTCGCCATGGGATGCTCGTCGATCTCCCCCTCGGCAACCAGCCATTTGAACCACTGCTGGAGGTGGCGGTACCGGGTGTCTGCCGTGCTGGCTGACCGGGTGTCGAGCAGGTGCCCGATCCAGTCCCGGACCATGGTGGTGGTGATGTCGGCCGGCTCGTCGGGTGGTTCAGGGAGTTGGTCGAGCCATGCGGCGAAGAGGCGGGTGGACTCGTCGTAGTTGCCGATAGTGCGGGGGCTCTTGTTGTCGGCTTTGAGAGCCCGTCGCCATTCACGCAGTAGGGGATACCAGCGGTGGTCTGTCTCCAT